TCCGCCGAACTCTTCGACGAACGTCCATCCGCGATGCTGCGCCAGATAGCCACGAGCAAGCGGGTCACGTAGCTGCAGCGCACGGAGCATCTCGGTGGAGAACACCGGTCGCCCGGATTTCAGGAACGCATCCTCCGGGTTGTCCGGGTACTCCTGGGCCAGCTGCCATTCGGGCAGATCCTCCTTCTTGCGGTCGTACCACGCTTGGTCTCTGCCGTTCGCCCACCACGGGTGGAACAGCGGCATGAACCGGTTCTTGCCCTGCTCGGCGTTGACCCACAGGGTGTGGAACAGGTTGCCTTCACCTTGGGCGGTGGACAGGGCGATGACTCGTCCACCGACATCCGCGATCGGCTCGATCGAAGCCCACGCCTCATCGGAGTTGGGCAGGTAGGCGAGTTCGTCGATGATCGCCAGGTACACCGATTCGCCACGGGCTGGGTCGCTGGCCGACGGCAGGGACTCGATGTAGGACTCGTTGGCGTACTCGATCTTGGTCTGCGTCATGTTCGTCGGGGGCCCGCGGTACTTCATCCATTCCGGCAGGAAGCGGTAGGCGTACTTCGCTTTGGCCAGCAGCTTGATGGCGTCGCGCTCGGTGCGGCTGAGCATGATGATCACCCGGTCCGAGTAGAAGAACGTCAGCCAGAAGGCGTAGACGGAGACCAGGGTGGAGAACCCCAACTGCCGGGCTTTGAGCATCAGGCTGTAGCGGTTGTTGATCCACAGGGCGACCGACTCTCGCTGGCTGTCGTACAACTCGAACTTGATCCGCCCGCGCTCGGGGTGCTTGATGTAGCAGAACGTGGCGCAGAAGTAGGAGAACGCTTCGAGCAGCTTGTCCGGGTCCTTGGTCTCCGGGGCGCACTTGCGCCATTCGCGCTCGGTAAGTAGATCTTCGAGAGCGAAGTCGTTGTGGTCGAGGACAGTCATGGCGTGTACGGCAGGTTGCCGCAGCGGAAGTTGTCAGCTGTCGCCGTGGCCCCGTACTGCGCTCCCCACAGCCCCGGTTGCCCGGAGGCCACGGTGGAGTCGGTGCCGGTGCCGCGCAGCACGTCGTTGATGTACATGCGGATCGTCGTGCCCTGGGCCTCGACCCGGCACTTGAACGTCCCGGCGAGGCCGGTCGTCGAGTAGTTGGCCACCGCCTCGGCGTAGTTGCCGCTGCCGTCGCGGCGGTAGACGTCGATGTTCTGGGTGGAGGCGTCGTAGTTGGCGAAGTAGGCCCCGCCACCCGCCGCACCGAGACGGACAGCGGGACCGAGACTGTTGCCCGCGCTGCCGGGCACGCAGACCATGTCGGCCTCGGCCCACTGGTCGTTGCTGAACGTCTGGTTGTACTTCATGCTGGAGCCACCGGCCGTGGAGGCGGTGGCCTTGTTGTTGGCCAGGGGGATCGCCGCGTCGACGGTTACCCACGGGGAGCCGAGCGTGCTGTTGTTGGCCCGGTTGAAGCCGTCGCTGTAGACCACCGCCGACGTCGGGGTGGCGTTGGCCACGTTCGACGGGCTGCCGGTACCGATCGTGTTGATCGCTGACACCCGGTAGTAGTAGATCGTCCCGTTGGTCCGCCCGGTATGGGTGTAGGTCAGGGCGTTGATCGTCGTCACCGTCGACCAGCCGGAGGTGCCGTTGGCGCTCGTCTCCAGGAGGTAGTTGGTGATCGCACTGCCACCGTTGGCCGGGGCCGTCCAGTTCAAGGTCACCTGAGCGTTGCCCGATGCCGCCGACAGCACAGGGGCGAACGGGACGGTCGGTGGGCCGGTCGGTGTCGCCGTCAGCACGTTCGACCAGCCGCCGGTACCGACGCTGTTGACCGCGGCGACACGCACGTCGTAGGCCACGGCGCTCAGCCCGGTGATCGTCAGGCTGCGCGTCGTCTGCGCGGTGTGGGCGAAGGCGGTCCAGGTGCCCGACGGCGAGACGCGGTACTGCACGGTGAAGTCGCTGAGCGCCGCGCCGTTGTCGACGGGCTGCGACCAGCGGGCGATCAGCTGCCCGGACGTCCCCTGGAGCAGGGTGATCAGCGTCGGCGCGGTCGGCACGCGTGGCGGCAGCGGTGCCCGCCAGATCTCCAGGGAGCCGACAGCCATCAACTTGATGTCGGTCCCGCCGATCGCCAGCTTCGGCAGGACCGTCGAGCCGACAGCGATCTTGCCGATCGAGAACGATTCGACCAACAGTGAGATGTTGCCGACAGACGGGGCGTACGAGCCGACCTGACCGATCAGCGAGATGTTCAGCGTGTTGTCGCCGGTCACCAACTCGGCGGGGTTGACGTGGAAGGCGTAGTTGAACGGCCCAGCGGCGCACTGGTAGTCGGTCGCCTCGTCGTGGGTGGCGTTGCCGTTGAGCGAGTAGCGCACACGGTAGGCGTTGCTGTCGGGCTGGTTGATCACCCACTTCGTAGACATCACCAGCTGCGCCGAGGAAACGTTGGCCGGGACATTGGGGATGGTCAGCGGCCCGGTCGGTGAGTGCCAGCCGACCTCGACACCCGGGACCGGGGTGTCCTCTCCGACACCGGAGACCGGGTTGAGCGAGTCGGCCACGGAGTAGGAGTACTGCGGGGCGATCACCGGGCCGTCGAAGTTGAAGTACGAGTACACGGCACTGCGGCTGTCAGGGTTCGGCGGGTACTTGCGGGTGGCGTGGTTGTGCGCCCCGAGGTACAGCCAGGCCGAGGTCAGTGCGCTGGGGATCGTCCACGGCTTGTCGTACCAGACCACCCCGTTGGCGGTGATGCGCATGTTGGTGCGGGTGAAGGTGAGCACGACGTCGACGATCGCAGTGGTGGAGATCGTCGGAATCGAGTGAGCGTTGTCCGTATCGGTGGCTTCGACGCGATTGTTGTAGGTGACGACCATCGGGGCGGGCCAGAAGTTGACACCGCCGCCGTCGCCCACGCTGTTGTAGTCGAGACGGACGGAGAACCCTGACAACGGGACCGGCCCGAAGCTGTTCTCTCCGGTCATCGACGGGGAGGCCATCGGCTTGTCCGAGGCGTACAGCGTCGACCAACCCATCAGCCCGCGCCCGCCGGTCTGGGTGCCGTTGGGGTTGGGCACGAACCCCAACCGGATGATCCACGGGCCGGAGCCGGTGAGGTCCATCTGCTGGGCGCAGCGCAGGTGGGTGTCGCCGTAGTTCTGTGAGCCGCCGCCAACGTACAGCCAGTTGTTCGAGCCGACGAAGATGTCGTACGGCGGCAGGATCCCCGCCCCGGTCGGAGTGGTGTGCGTCCCGGCGACACCGTCGTAGTGGCCGTCGTCGTTGCTCGACGGGGGCACGTACCCGGCGTTGGCCGGTGTCGCCAGCGACTGCTCGGAGCGCCAGCGGGCGATCGTCCAGTTCTTCAACCCGGCGGAGAAGTCTTCGCTGAACGCCGGGGGTGGAGGGTTGGCGACGATCGCGTCGTCGGATGTCGACTCGGTGCCGGTGCCCACCGAGTTGATCGCCGCGACCGCGTACCACCAGTGCTGTCCGAAGGACACCGCGGTGTCGGAGTAGGCGGCGGTGAACGAGCCGGTGTTGGCCACCAGGGTGGTGAACGTCCCCGGGGTCCCGGCGACGTCGGGTGCCCGGCGGATGCGGAACCCGGTGATCACCGCCCCGCCGTTGTCCGGGACGTTCCACGTCAGGTCGATCTTGGCTCCGACACCTCCGGTGGCGACCATCCCGGTGACCTGTGCGGGGACGGTGGCGGCACCACCGACGTCGCCACCTTCGGCGGTGACCACGACAGCGCTGCTCCCTCCCCCGAAGCCTGCGTACTGGCCGGTGCGGGGGGTCGCTGAGAAGTTGTAGCTGTCGACGGCCGAGCCGTTGAAGTAGACGGTGACGAGGGTGCCCACAGCACGGGCCTCGATCGACACCGTCCCCCCGGGGATTGTGACCGCATGCACGTCGACCTGGGTGTCGGTCCCGGCGTGGTACCAGATGTAGCCGCCGTTCTGGCGGATGACGTAGCCGTTGGCCCACACGTCGGCCCCGGCGGTGGACGACTGGCGCAGGGCGAGGAACCACTGCTCGTTGGCGTTGGGGACGGTGATCTTGACGTACTGGTCGCCAGTCGAGGCGGTGGTGGTCCGTGTCGACATGACCACGCCGAAGCCGTAGTTCTCCTGGATCCCGGCCGGGGTCGCCGGGATCCAGGTGTCGCCGGAGATGCCGACGGTCGCGTAGTTCCCACCGGAGTTGATGTTGGTGAAGGTGGAGTCGGACCAGACGGCCATCGGCTACGGCTTGATCGCGTAGAGCACGTTGGAATCCTTGGTGACGATCGCGTCGTACTGCGCCTGGGTGCCGATCCACACTCCGGTGAGCCCGTTGAGCGCAGCGGGCACGCCAGTGATGGTGTTCGAGGCGTAGGCGATCGTCTTGTTGGTCAGCGTGTCTGCCGTCGCTCGGGCGACCACGGTGTCTCCGCCGTTGGGCAGGATGAGGATCCCGGCGGCAGCGTTCTGCGTTTTGAGGGTCAGTGCCCCGCTGGTCTGCCCGGCGATCGCCAGCTTCTGGTCGTTGCCCGCGGTGCCGAACGTCTTGGTCCCGGTGATGGTCTGCGGGGTACCGAGGAGCATGTCGCCGCTGGCAGCCCAGGTGCCGTCACCGCGCAGGAAGTTGGCGCTGGCTCCGTTGGAGCCGGGGGCCAGCCCGGGGGCCGTGGTGGTCTGCGAGAACAGGGTCGAGGACTGTGCTGCGGACAGCGACTGGAGGGCAACCTTGCCGCTTCT